ATTGGATCATCTGGAGCTAAAGACGTAATGTCAGCACAATTAGCAAACAAAGAGATGGACGCTAAAAATACCGCAGCAGATAAAACACTTGAAGCAGAAATTGATGATGCTAAAGCACGTAGACTTGCTAAACCAGACGGCGCAATGCCAGAAGAACAACCAGTAGACACAGACTGGGTAAAGTAATGGCAGAACTAGGAACAGCAGAAAAACTTGTTGAGGTAGCACTTGCTGAAGTTGGATACATTGAGGGACCAAAAGACAATGAAACCAAGTACGGTAAGTATACAAAAGCGGACTTTCAACCATGGTGCGGATCATTTGTTAACTGGTGTGCAAACGAAGCAGGAGTAAAAATTCCTAATACTGTTTACACTCCAGGAGGTGCAGCAGCATTTAAAAAAGCTGGGCAATGGATTGATACAGATATTGCAGATCCAGAATCAGGGGATATTGCATATTTTGATTTTCCATCTGATGGGGTAGATAGAATATCTCACGTAGCAATTGTTGTAAAAGACAACGAAGACGGAACTGTTTGGTGCGTAGAGGGAAATACATCTGGAGACCCTAAAGGCAGCCAGCGCAATGGCGGGGAATGTTGTAAAAAACTTCGTGCTTATAAGAAAAATAAAAAAGGTATAATGGTTTCTATTGTAGGTTTTGGAAGACCTAAGTTTGGTGCATCTTCAAGTACAAAAACAGAAGCTCCTGCTAAAGCAAAAAAGTCAAAAACATGTTCATCATGTGGACAATCAATTAAGTAATAAAATCAGTTGACAATCTGTTTGCAACTGCTGTATAATTATGTATTAGGCTCAAGCCTTTAATAGATTAGGTAAAATGCAAATACAATATTTAGATAAAATTAAAGACATTAGCCCATCCTATTATCCATGGTTTTCATATCACGTTGAGCCCCTATTTGATTATCATAACCCATGGGAAGAAACAGAAGAAATAAACTATAAATTAAATAATGTTGGCTTGAGATGCGATGATTTTAATAAAATTAAAGATCCAGAATCCCACATAGTTTTTGCTGGCTGTGAGTTTACAATACCAATGGACGTTAAATATGAAGATGGGTGGGCCTATAAAATACACAATGAGTTTTATAAAGATAAATGTAATTTTATTAACATATCCTACCCTGGTGTAGATTCAGATAGACTTATTTACAATATTTTAAAATATATTAATTTATATGGAAAACCTTCAAAGCTTTTTATTTTGATGCCAGAACTAATAAGGGCATACGGGTGGTGGCCAGAAGCAAAAGGATTTAAGCCTAAAATGTATAGACAGCATTCTGGTGGCATAGAACACAATCTTATGGCAGAGCCTCACGACCTACCAGTACAACTTCTTGCATTAAAGTATATTCAATCAATTACCATTTTAAATCAATATTGCAAAGATACTGGAATAGATTTAACATGGACATCATGGGATTCTCAAACAAATGAGTTTTTAGAACAATATAATTTTAACGGATTTTTTAATATAAATTCACAAAAAGATTTTGATCAAAATTATATATATGAATCATTTAAGCAAAGAATAGGGGAAAAAATATGACAAAACATATTTGGGACTACTATCAAGAATTTTTTGATAAAATTGGTAAATCAAAAGAAAATATAATTCACGTACCTGGATTTATGACAAACGATGAAATAGATTTAGTAATGACCTATATAGATAAATACAAAGATGACCCAGAGTTTTCTGGTGGTAAAACATTAACTTTACATAAAATAAAAAATGAAAATGAAAAATTGTTTCAATTAATTATGGACTATGGAAACAAAGTTTTTTCATTAATGCAAAAAGAATATTGTGATAAATATAATATTAAGCTTCAATATATGCCATGGAATCCATTCCACATAGTTAAGTGGAAGCCAGAAATGTCCAGTGGCTTACACTCAGACTGCCAGTATCCAGACGGTACTCCATTGATGAAGTCAAATTATTATAAGTTAAACATTACTGCATTAATATATCCAAACGACAATTATGTTGGTGGAGAAATTGGCTGGCCAGATTATGAATTAGAAATCAAGCCAAAGGCTGGAGACCTAGTTGTATTTCCAGCAAACAATTACTATTTACATTATGTTAAAAATGTTGAATCAGGATTAAGATTTACAATGCCAACCTGGTATACGTTTGATGTCGGAGTAGAAATTCCAATTACAGAGTATATACCAGAAGCCTCTAAAAACCTATGGGTAAACGAAGGAGAAGACTCTTCACATTTGAGTCAATACTAATGAATCCAGACATAGAAAATAAAATTTTAGACAATATTTTAACTCAAGATCAAATTGATAGAATATATAAAGCCGTAGATCTTTGTCCAAAAGATAAAATTAAAAATGATAACCCATGGGGACAAACAGTTTTTTATATAAAAGAGTTTGATTCAAGACACGACGGCGCAGAAGATATATTTAATGCTATTGAGGACAGAGTTGAAGAGGCGTATGGTAAAAGAATGCCTATATTAGGAATACAATTTGCTAGGTATGATACATCTTCGCACATAATGCCAAACCTTGATTTTCACATAGACTCAGTATTTACAAAGCCCATGTTAACATTTGATATACAGGTTAAATCAACAATAGATTGGCCAATTATTGTAAATGAAAAAGAATACAGTCTTAAAGATAATCAAGCATTAACATTCTCTGGAACTCACCAAGTTCATTCTAGAAAAAAAGTAGAATTTTCTCCCAACGATGTGTGCGACATGATATTTTGTCACCTAGAGCATACAGACATGGAAGACATTGATAGAGAATTTAGAAAAAATATTATGGATTTAGTAAAAAAAGCAAGTAGAAAATAATGCTATATTTAAATGAGCTTGGAGTTGATGTATTTATTAAAAGATATAAGGATAATCTACAAGATTCGTTTTGGAATAATTATGATTTGGTGTTGTGGGAACAAGATATTTCTGGATATTACAATGTAAACGGAATGTATCATAAAGACAGCTGGGGTACACATAAAAAATTTATTGTAAACAAAAATGGATCATGGGGGTTGCCAAAAAAATATGTCAAGTATTTTAAATAGTATTGGAGTTGACGAAGAAGATTTAGACTGGTGGCATTTTTCTATATGCAGGGGGATGGACACTAATTTATTTTATGAAAAATATGAAATAGATGATAAAATTGCAAAAAATATTGATGAGGCATGTTTAGCGTGTCCTGTTATAAAAATGTGTTATAAAACTGGTGTTGAAAATAATGAGTATGGAGTCTGGGGTGGAGTTTATTTAAATTCTGGCTCTATAGATAAGCCAAGAAATATTCACAAAACCCCAGAAGTATGGAAAAGATTAAAGGCAAAAAATGTACATTGACAAAAACAAAAATCATTTTAAGCATGGAATAAATCAATGGACTGGTGAGCCAAATAAACCAGTTTTCTACACACCAGAAATGGCTAAAGCTTTAAGAGGAATATCTAAACCAGCAAACAACTTACAGATGGATGTAGTAAAATATCCAGAATTTTTAGCATTAAGATTGTATGAAGACAACTTTATACAATTTGAGGGTACTAAAAAAGAAATGGTCATAGACTATGTATCAAAAGTAAAAAAATTGATAGAGTCATATGGAGTAAGATGCGAGCTGGAAGGGGTACCCAGTGAAAGAGTATTACGATAGAGTATTAATCGTTTATATTCCAGAAGATAACATGTACGGAACTGTTGAAAAATTAGGCGCTTTTGCATCTAATGTTAAATATAAAAAAAATGAAGTAGAGCACGAAGAGCTATTCGGAAATGAGGAGTTTATTATAATGGATGAGATAGTTTTTACACACGTAGAAGAGGGGAAAAATGGATAAGGTTCTTTGCTATTCATGCAATAAAACAAAAAACAAGTTGAGTATGAAAAAGTCAACACTTGTTTCAATTAATTTACTAATGTGCGAATCTTGCATACTTTCTAAATTTGAGCCAAGATGGTTAATTATATTAACTGGGCGCCAACAGGGTGCAGAGGTGGTTAGGGAATTTGTTTTAAAAAAGAAGTATGTTGGAGAAGAAATTACAGCCTCTGAGTTCTTAATTTAATATACATTTTGCGGTATAATATGATATATAATGAATCTGGATCTGAACTCTATAATTATTGCAATAAGTGCAGCGATATTGTCTGGCATGGGTACGGCAATTATTGCTGGACTGAATGAAAGCAAGAAAGAAAAAAATAGACAAATAGAGCGGGAACAAGACCATTTAAAAATAGAATTAAAAGATCTTAAAATAGAGCTTTATCAGTTAGAAAAAGAATTGACTGAATGGAAAGACAAATATTATATGACCCTGCAAGACCTTATTTTGGTTAAATCCGAACTTGAGAATGCCCTAAGAGAGCTCACTGACCTGGATTTTACAGAAAAAGAGGGCTAGCCCTTCGAATTTATAAATAGTATACTTATACTATGACAGCTGTAGTAGCTTTAATCCATGAAAACAAAGTCCTATTAGGGGGCGATGCCGCTGCGTCCGATGATAAAACAGGATTAATTTTTCAACGAGTAGATCCTAAAGTTTTTAAAGTTGGTCAATACGGTATAGGATTTGTAGATAGTTTTAGAATGGGTCAAATATTACAATATAACTGGACACCTCCAATTTATAAGCCTACGGCTGGCTACAAAAATTTAGATAAGTTTTTGCGTACTAAGTTTATAGAATCAATTAAAGAGGCATTTAAAGAACAAGGCTATGGTAATCAAACTGCAGGATCTACGGAAGACGGAGATGAAGGTGGAGTGTTTATCGTCACAGTTCAAGGCTCAGGTAGAATATTTGTAGTGGATACCGATTTTCATATTGGCGAAGCAGATGTTGCTTATATGGCAGAAGGCGCTGGACAAGAATTGGCTTTAGGGTCACTGTTTTCTACAACTGCTATCAAAACCCCTCGCAAACGTGTTAGGATGGCTTTAGAGGCTGCTGCTAAATTTAACATGTCAGTCAGGCCACCATTTACAATCATTGAGGTTTAGAGTATAATGAATTCTATGGACATTAATAATTTAAGACCAGAAAACAATAATATGTCAATGGATCTTAGAGGAACCCCAACTCACGTATGTCCATGTGGATGTTTTGTTTGGAATCTTAAAGTAGTGTTTGAAGATTTTGATATTTCAACATATTTTTTAGATATGGAATGTGCTAACTGCGGAAGCCTAGCAACCGCCCCTACACCAAAGGATAGACCAGAATGAGAAAGTCAGAAAGATTAAGATTGCTAGAAATGCAAATAATCAAACTAGAGTTTGAGATAGA